AAAACAACAATAGAGAAGTTCGACGACTTAGTTAAGATTGAAGAAAATTATAAAGAAATATTTTACTGGATACCAAAATGAAAATAGATAGAGTAATACTTAGCAGCAACAACAACCCAACGTACTATCACTTTTGGAATCCGATTTCAAAAGTGTATAGTGAAAAGTTTGGAATCAAACCGACTTTAGTTTGGGCTGGTACAGAAGAAGAATTAAGAGAATGTAATATCTCAACCGAGTATGGAGAGGTTATCATTCAACCACCGAAAGCAGATTATCACATTCCTTGGCAGACAACATGGATGTTATTTTGGGCTACACAATTCTACCCAGAAGATGTTTGCTTAATTATAGGCATAGACCAAATTCCACTAAGCGGAATGTTTATAAAAGACATGATTCAGCCCTACTCGAATGAGGACTATTTAATGTTAATCGCTGACGCTTACAGGCCTCACTATTGGAATAAAGAAGGCAGCGCATCGCCTAGTAGTTACCACATCGCAAAGGGAAAGACTTTTGACAAGGTACACAAGTTTCTAGTCGATTGGTATTCGGAAGCCGACAAGGTTCACAAATCAGGTATTGATGGATTTTGGGAAAATACAGAAGGTCGTTGGGGTATTGATGAAACATATTCATGCCATAATCTAAGAAACTCAAAGGACGTTAATATTGTGGGATTAGATAATTTTACTTTACTTTGTGAAAGACGAATTGAATGTGAGAGGCATAAAGAAACACCATACGATATTAATAAACTTCAACAGGGCTGGTACAGTGAATCCCACCTGTGCCGACCATTTACTAATCATACCGAATACATAACTAATCTATTCAATGCGATACCTGATTATAAGAGCCTGTAAAAGGGATGAAGCCATAGCGGATAGATGTGTTAAGTCTTCCAGCGTAATCAATCCAGATAAGATAATATACTTTGCTGAGAAGGGTGAGTACTCTTTCGATGGTGAAATAATTTACAGAAGTTTCGCCGATAACTTCTTAGGTGAATCAAACGTTATCCAATTATTTAAGGACATGAAACAACTACCAACTGTTAACGATGATGACCAAGTGGTGTTTAGTGATTCGGATATAATATTCGGTAATTATTTCGGCTTTGACTTCGATTGGGGCGGAGTGTGTGATGAGGGAGTAATACCTTATAAAGATGAAATGTTAAGACATACGTCAGGTCAGTGCCAAGTTATTAAAGGCTCGTTATGGAATAAGATTATAAATATAAGTGATGAAGACTTACACGAGGTTATAATGGCCTCATATAAGTATGAGATTTGCGATGATATAATAATTTCAATAATATTGCACAGAGAGAATCCAATCTTTAAAAACCTTTCAGAATATTGGGAACACGTAAAATGAATACCATTTACCAACCATCAGTAATAATGCCGGAGGCCATATTGGGAGAAGATAACAAGATAGGTGCTTTTGTGTTTATAGACAACGGAGTTAAGATTGGTAATCGTTGTAGAATTCAGAACGGCGCACTTCTTTATAATGGGGTTGAGATTGGGGACGATGTGTTAATCGCTCCCGGTGTAGTAACGACAAACGACCACTTCCCTGAGCTTCCCGTAGATGATTGGTCGCACAGATTCAAGAAAACAATAATAGGTAATAGAGTTTCAATAGGTGCAAACTCAACTATCATTTGTGGAGTAACAATAGGGGAGAACACTTTGATTGGTGCTGGTTCAGTGGTTACAAAAGACTGTGAACCGAACGCCATTTATTACGGTAACCCTGCAAAATTTATAAGATGGAAATAGAAAAAATACTCGGAAGAAAAGAGTTTAAGGACATTAAACTTCATGCTGAGGATTCAGTTAAAATGAACTCATTCATTCTGATAACAGGGGCTAATGGTTCGATAGGAACGAAGTTAGTCTCTCAGTTAAAGAGATGGGGGGTTAAGTTCATTGCAACGGACATTGAAGAAATGGACGTACTCAAGCCTGAAACATTCATAAACCTACCCTTCACCCATGTGGTTAACTTGGCAGCATCAAAACACGCACCACTAGGGGAAACAGAAGTAGAGTTAACCTTTTCAATCAATACGGTTGGAACTTTGAATCTATTAAAGTTCTATCCCAATGCTAAACACGTTTTAACATCGACCTGTAAGTCGTGTAATCCTGAAACCGTTTACGGCGCATCGAAACTAATCGCTGAAAGACTTGTATTGAATTCAGGCGGTTCAGTGGCTAGGTTTTACAACGTAGTACCAAGTGCTGGTAACGTGTTTGAGATTTGGAAGGAACAAGATACAATCAATGTAGCTCATGAATGTAACCGATACTTCATTAGCATAAACGAAGCCGTAGCATTAACCCTGTACGCTATCTTTAACGAAGGTCGTTACATGGTTCACGGGGTTGAACTTCGTAATATGTTTGACATAGCGAAAGCCATCTACCCAAATAAAGAAATGATACTAACCCCACCACGTAGAGGGGATAGAGTAACGGAGAAGAAAATGGCAGACCACGAAGAGGGAATTTTAAAACACGAACACATCATTAAAATAAAATCAGCCAATGACTGAAATATTAATACCCTTCGCCTCACTAGCTTTACAACTGTCAGGCGTACCAAGATGGATTGTTTACAAATTAACAGGACAGGTTAACTTAAAACCTTTTACTTGTGCAGCTTGCGTAAGTTTCTGGTTTTCCGTATATAATTGCAGGGAGATGTACTTTGAAGAAATGCTTTTAATTTCTCTGACAACTTTCCTAGCTACAAGTACAATAGAAAAGATTTACAACAAGCTATGATAGACCAACAAGCATACTACCTACTAGCCAAGCACAAGGAACGAGCGCAACACTACGTTATGCACGGGGTCGATGTTGGAGGAAACACCGCACAACTAATCGAGGACTATATCCTAACAACAGGAGACGCCCTAGTTAACGCTGGTTGTTCAAGCTGCATAGCTCAAGTATTACACACTGTTTATGAACTAATAAAAGAATACGAAAATGGCTGAAGAAGGAAGAGACGAAAAGGGAAGGTTTAAAGAAAGAAACCTTTGGTCGCTAATGAAAAAAAGAGTTGGACAACCAAAGAAGTATCTAACCCCAGAAGAATTAGCGTATAAGGCGATAGAATACTTTGAGTGGTCAACAACCTGTGATAAAGGTAAATTTACTTTTTCCGGATTGCGTTTTTATATCGGGTTCTCTAGACAAGACTGGCATAATTATAAAAATAATTATCCCGAATACTTTGACACTATAATAAATATTGAGCAAATGCTTGAGGATTATTGGGAAAAGAAACTAGGTTGGGGAGGTTCAACTCAAGGGGCTATATTCTGGTTAAAGAATAAGGCGGAATGGGTTGATGAAGTTACCCAAAACCAGAGACAAACAATTACAACCGTTAACCCAACAGTTATAAGCAGCACTGTACCTCTATCTGATTCTGAAGAAAATGTGCAATAATGTTTCAGGCCTCTGTACTTTATAATGCTAATTTAACAGCTCAAGAAGAAATCATTGTTAATCAGGGTGGTACTTATTCGGGTAAAACCTATTCAATAATGCAGGTTCTTTTTAGTATAGCTATAAGTCAGGAGAATGTAACTATAAGTGTTGTAGGACAGGATGTACCTAATTTAAAGCGTGGGGCTTTAAAAGATGCTTTAACAATCTTAAATAAAAGTCCAGAATTAAAGTCTTTAATTAGTTCTTACAATGCTACGGACAGGGTGTTTAAATTCTACTCAGGCAGTACTATTGAATTTGTGAGCTACCAAAATGCGCAAGATGCTCACTCGGGTAAGAGGGAATATCTATTCGTCAATGAGGCAAATGGTATTGCGTGGCCGATTGTTGAGCAATTAATAAACAGAACTAATATTAGAAGTTTTTTAGATTACAACCCGTCTTATGCTTTCTGGGCGCATGAGAAGTTAATATATCCCGGAAGATTTGGGAAGAAAAGAGTTAAGCTAATTATCTCAGACCATAGACACAACCCTTTTATTAGTAATGATAATCACGCTCACATAGAGGCTAGGGCTTTGGAAGACCCAGAATGGGGTAAGGTTTATGCTAGAGGGTTGACTGGTAAAATAGAAGGGCTTGTATTCAGGGACTTCAATGTAGTTCAAAATATACCTAGTAATGCTACTCTAATAGGTTTTGGGTTGGATTTCGGTTTCAGTATAGACCCTTCAGCCTGTGTAGCCGTTTACAAACAAGATGGGGAACTATTTATTAAAGAGATACTGTACGATAGGGGTAAGACAAATAACGACCTATACGAGCTTTTAAAGCCCATTGTAGGGGATAACGACGTTATAGGTGATAGCGCAGAGCCTAAATCAATAGAAGAGCTTTATAGGCTAGGTTTAAATATTTATGGAGCTGAGAAAGGGGCAGACAGTATTCGTGCCTCTATTGATATTCTAAAACGGTTTAAATTGAATATAACCGGAGATTCAGTCAACCTACTTAAAGAGTTAAGGTCTTACAAGTGGGCTGAGGATAAGAACGGAGTGCAACTTAACAAGCCCGTTGATTACATGAACCACTTAATTGATGCCTTGAGGTACTTAGCCTTAAACAAGCTGGGAGAGCTTAATCAAGGCTTTGTGATGGTTAGTT